CTATTCCATATCCTTGGTCTTCTACAAATTTATTATATGCCCACACTCTATACTTTTCAATCACTTCTAGTCTATCTCCATCCTTACCTATCACATAAGGATTTCCCCATGCACTACCTCTCCCAATATAAACAGCATTATCAGGAGCATTACCTTTTTTATATACTTTCATTTACTCATCTCCTTCCTCATGCGGGAACAACTTGTCCCAGCAAGTACCACAAGTACCACTAATTAGTAATTCCCTGTCCTCAATAGGCAATTCAGGGAATATGTCTTGCATAAACTTACGCTCAGAGCGAGGCTTATCCATCTCCTCTTGTTGCTCAGGCGTAGCAGGAATATAAAAGAACTCCTGACACATACGACAATCAACAACTACATAATGACTAGTAGTCATGAGTTTACCACCTTTCAAATAGTACTTATCGGTGCTTTACCAATAAGACAAACCCTCACACCAACCCACATCATAAACTGCGGGCACAAAAAAACCCTTCGGTTTCCCGAAGGGTTTTTCTGTTCTGCTTATTGCACAGCCTCTACCATGTAGGATGTGACCCAAGCATTGCCCATCTTGGTGGTCTTGAACCAGCCAGAGACATCAACCTGTGGGCGGGCAGTTGCCTTGGCAACTGTCCGATTGCGGGTCTCCGTGCTCTCAGGCTCGCCATCTGCGAAGGCGAGGTCACCGCCTGATGTATCAGGATTAGGTGATTGCTCACCGAAGTAGTGCAGTTGCAAGATGCGGAATGCGTCAACTGCATCGAACGACAAGAACTTATGTGATGCTTCGAACTTGCCGTTTTCATCGCGAACATTCAGGATACCGCTGGCATAAGCGTTGCCATTCTTGGCGACGCCTATCTTCAGTGAGACCAGTTCAGCCCCATAAATGGAGTATGGATTTGCGGACATTGTGGACCTTCTTTCACTTTGGAGTTTTCAAGTTGCGCGGTTGCGCGGAACGCATGAGGGCAGGGGTTCTGCGCCAGTGTCAAGGCGCGAGCGCCGACCCTGACGCTAGGAACGACGCGGCAGGGTTGACACCAGCAGGTTCTCTGCCAGATTGCATGTAGCAGCACCGCAGCACGCAGAAAATCCATAGTAGAAAAAGGTCACAAAGACGCCATCCAGACCCATGCATGGAGCGAACAGTCTCACCAGAAGTAGGCGGACACCATGATTGGACAACGGCAAATGCCAAGGTAGCCAATATGTTCCGCGAAGAGGCAAGGAGGGCTTCACATGGGTTCGACGTTCGATAGCGTTGAACATGACAGCCTTGCTACTTGCACACTCGGTGTGCTTGAGCCTAAGCCAATACATCAGAAGGCACCGAGCCTTCTGCTGATAGGCTAGCCAAGAGCATGAGCCTGCGAATCGGCATGCGAGCATGCCGTCCACAGGTAATGTCTCAGTGCTGGCAAGACCCAAGTATGGGCTGCTTTAGTCACAGCCACAGGTAGATGCTGGCATTTATGCAGAACAGTACTGTGTCCCGCAGTCAGGCCAGCAGATAGACTACCGTAACTGTTACGCCAGCATACTGCTATCTGTACCACAATTAAACAGTCTACAGGGTCAGTATGACCCCAGACTGTTTAATACAGCACCAGTTATATTACAGTATCTCTGTTTAGATATTTCTGTCAGTATAGTTACAGGGGGAATATGCTGTCTGAACAGGACTTTTATAATATTTTTGTAGAATATGTTCGTTTAGACTGTTTGAACGGATTAAGTATATATAGAGCAGTAAATATCTTCGCAAGTCTTTTATAGCCTTGCTCAGATACTGTACAAACAACTGTACAAAATACTATCTGTAGGATGGGCGTAGTCTGCCTATAAACTGTTAGGGGATGTACGTGGCGACAAAAGGTGGCTTTCAAAAGGGTGGGGAACACTTCGCCGCCAAGGGTGTAGCCGTTGCCAAAGAGCAGGTACTAGAATCTGTTAGGGCAGGAATGTCCCTTCAGGCGGCAATGGTCAAGGCAGGTAAAAAGCCAGATACCGCCCGAATCTGGATGATGCGCGACCCAGCATTTGCTCGTTCCTTAGAGGAAGCCCGCGATGACGCGGAGAAGAAATCTTTTGCCAGCCTTGGTATGGAGAAGGAGTCAATTCCCTTCAAGGACTTTTCAAAGTTGTTTTTAGACCAAACTGTATTTCCGCATCACCAAGACTGGGTTGACCTGCTTGAGGGGCAAGAACCTTCGTGGTTACACCCTAGTATGATTTATGAACCAGGAGAGCGAAACCGCCTATTGGTTAATGTGCCACCTGAGCACGCTAAGTCCACCGTTATTACGGTGAACTACTCAACTTACCGCATTGCCCTCAATCCTAACATCCGCATCATTGTGGTATCAAAGACATTGAATAAGGCGCGAGAGTTCGTATACGCTATAAAGCAACGATTGTCCCATCCACGCTGGCTTAAACTGCAGACCGCATATGGTCCAGAGGGCGGCTGGAAGCAGGACGCAGATACTTGGCGCACCGATACTGTCTATCTTGGGGGCGATGCGCGTAACTCAAGTGAAAAAGACCCGACTCTCCAAGCGTTAGGTATGGGCGGTCAGATTTACGGTGCACGTGCTGACCTTATTATTCTGGATGACTGTATAACCACGGCTAATGCTCACGAGTGGGAACAACAGATTAACTGGTTGCAGAAAGAAGTTATTACTCGTTTGGGTAAAAACGGTAAATTGCTAGTCGTTGGGACACGAATTGCAGCAAATGATTTATATAAAGAACTTCGTAATCCGAAGCATTGGTCAGGTGGCAAGACTCCGTTTACTTATATGGGCATGCCTGCTGTACTGGAGTATTCAGAAAAGCCGCAAGATTGGGTTACTCTCTGGAAAGAGTCGGACGTCCCGTGGGATGGCGATGATGACACTCCTCAGGAAAACGGCTTCTATCCCAAGTGGGACGGGCAAGCCTTATTTAGACGCCGCTCGGAGGTCACACCCTCCACTTGGGCACTCGTATACCAACAAGAGGATATACAAGAGGATTCAATCTTCCCACCCGTGCTGGTGCAAGGGTCAACTAACGGGATGCGGAAGCGAGGTCCACTAAAGCCTGGTGCTGCTGGACATCCTTCTCAGGTAGAACCTCATATTGTAGTTGGCTTTGACCCTGCTATGGCAGGTAATGCTGCATTTGTAATTTGTACCTACAATCGTGCAGACGGCAAGATTTACGTTAACGATTGTATTAATATGACGGAGCCAACTCCGCAAAAGATTAGGGCGACAATTGAAGAACTGGTTATTAAATATAAACCGCAAGAGTTTAGAGTTGAAATCAACGCCCACCAAAAAGCCTACTCCCTTGATGACGAGTTACGAAACTGGCTTGCTGGATACGGCGTACGCCTTGATGCTCACTTTACAGGCAAAAACAAGTGGGACACATCCTTCGGCGTTGCGTCAATGTCTAACCTTTTTGGCACAGTCCGAGAAGAAAAGTTCCAAAAGAACAACATTATAGAACTACCTTCTTCTGAAGGCAGTGAAGGTATAAAGGCTCTTACTCAACAACTGTTGACTTGGAAGCCAAATACTAAAGGCAAGACAGATACTGTTATGGCACTGTGGTTTGCAGTCATTCGCATCCGCGAACTTATGCAGTCTAATAGTCATACATCTATGTATGCCAACAATCGTTGGGCTACTAAAGCACAGATAAATAATAGATACTCAATCAACCTAGATGATGCCTTTGCAGACCAATGGCACGACATATATGGATAGGAATTAATATGCCAGCACCACTCGTAGGAGTCGCGGCAGCAGCCGCTGCTAGATTAGTTGCAAAAAAACTTGGAAGCAAAGCAGTTAAGAAAGCCGCTGCTGTTAACAAACAGGCTGCTACTCGTGCAGAAACTGTAAAAATTGCTAAGAACTCTGTTAAGGTAAAAAATCCTGCTAAAACAAAAGCAGCCGAAAAAGATATTATACGTGTTATTAACAAACGCCGTATTCGTAATGAACAAATATCTGCTAAAGGCGAGCCTGGTTTTTCTCAGGGTAAAACAAAATTAATGCGTCAAATGAAAGCATCTGACAAAAAGAAGTTTTCTAAGTAATTTTTAATCAATCGTTAGGACAATAATGGCGTTAACAATAGAGCAGATAACAGCACGGGTTGACTCTTTGCGTTATCGTAATCACGAACGTGATGCGCGTAACCTTGACGTACTTGCAGTCCGTAAAGGAAAGATTTCTCAGGTATATCCTAATTTCTTTCCAGAAGGCGTAGATGCTAACGTAGTAGCAAACTTTATTGACATTGTTGCACGTGACCTGTCTGAAGTTATGGCTCCGCTTCCAGCAGTTAACTGTTCTGCAGCCAATCAAGTATCTGACCGTGCTCGTAGTTTTGCTGACAAGCGTACTCGTATTGCTTCTAACTACTTCCAGCACTCAGACCTAGCAGTACAAATGTACTCAGGTGCTGACTGGTACCTTACATATGGATTCGTCCCTTTCATTATTGAATTAGACGATGAAGCAAGACTGCCGCGTATCCGCATAGAAAATCCTATTGGGGCTTACCCAGAGTTTGACCGCTATGGACGTTGTGTGGCATTTGCTAAGCGATACTCTATGACACTTGGCGAACTAGTATCTCAGTTTCCAGAGTATGATAGAGAACTTCTTGGTGAGGATGGTTATAACCAAGACCTTAATACACAAATTGAGATGGTTCGTTATTACGATAAAGACCAATCTATAATTTATGTACCGCGTAGAAACAATCTAGTTCTTTCTCAAGCGGCAAACCCACTTGGCAAGATGATGGTTGTTGTTGCACGTAAGCCATCTATTGATGGTGAAATGCGTGGACAGTTTGATGACGTACTTGGTATTCAATTACTGCGCAACAGATTTGCATTACTTGCAATGGAAGCAGCAGAAAAGTCTGTTCAAGCACCAATCGTACTTCCACAAGATGTACAAGAACTTATGCTTGGTGGAGATGCGGTTATCCGCACAGCCAACCCAGCAGGTGTACGCCGCGTAGAACTTAACATTCCACCAGGTGCTTTTACTGAACAAGAAATTCTTAATCAAGAATTGCGTGTTGGTACACGTTATCCTGAATCTCGTACTGGAAACATAGATGCTTCTATTGTTACTGGTCAGGGAGTACAGGCTCTTATGGGAGCCTTTGATACACAAGTTAAATCTGCACAAGCAATCTTTGCTGCAACGCTTCGGGACATTATTAGTCTTTGCTTTAATGTGGATGAATTACTTTATCCAGAAGAAAAAACAATTCGTGGAGTAGATTCTGGTTCACCTTATGAAATTACTTACAAGCCAACTAAAGACATCAAAAATGATTATTCCGCTGATGTTCGCTATGGCATGCTTGCTGGTCTTAACCCAGCACAAGGTCTTATCTTTATGCTTCAAGCACTTGGAGGAAAACTCATCAGCCGAGATATGGCTATGAGGGAACTACCATTTACTGTTAACGTTACACAAGAATTAGAAAAGATTGAAATTGAAGAGATGCGTTCAGCACTCCTTGGTTCACTTACGGCATACACACAAGCAATTCCACAAATGGCTACTCAAGGTCAGGATGCTTCAGAGGTAGTTCGTAAGATTGCTGCGGTAATAAAGGCTCGTCAAAAGGGACAAGCATTAGAGGACGCAATAGAAGAAACCTTTGCTCCGCAGCAGCAAGTTCCTCCTGCTGGTGCACCAACTAATGCGGTTGAGCAAATGTCCCCTGCTCCCGCTGGCTCGCCAGCAGGAGGTTCTCCAATGCCAGAGCAACCACAAGCAAGACCAGATTTACAAACAATGCTTTCAAGTCTTTCTGGTGATGGACGAGGACAAGCAGCCGTAAGAACAACTAGAGAACGAGCAATCTAAGGAGAAAATCATGGCAGCACGTAAACGTAAAGTGCGTACTGTTGATGACAATTATTCAAAATTAGATGAATACGCAATTAGTCTGCATGAGTATTATAAGTCTTTACGTAAGGCTGGTTTTTCTGTAGAAAATGCATTATGGTTATTGGCATCAAAAGAATCGCATCCTGATTGGATGCAAGAAGTCACAATGGATGACATTAGAAATCATATTGAAGAAGAAGAGGATTAGAAATGGTTGAAAGAAGAGGCGGCTATCGACAGCCTAGTAATCCAGCACCAGTTTCAGGTCCTAGTGCGCTATCACAGCGCACAGATGGTGGACCTACACAACCTGCTCAATATATTTCTGGACTCCCTTATGGACAAGGACAGGCAACATATGACCAACAAACTTCTGCTCCTATGGCTGGTAGAAATACCGCGGAACCAACATTGCAGTTCCCAGAACCAACTCCACTTATGGCTCCAACCGAGCGTCCAGATGAACCAGTAACTGCTGGAATTAATTCTGGACCTGGACCAGGTTCTGAAGTTATGATGGACCGCCCTAATCAGTCTTATACACTTGCACAGACTTTACAACAACTTATCAAGTATGACCCAAGTGGAGATACTGAAATGATTTACAGAGCATTAGTTGATGAAGGATACTAATGGCTTACAAAGTAAACTATGTCGTTGCAAAGACGAGTCCCAATCTTTATGCTGCTGCACAACAGGGTAACTTAAATCCAGAACAGACAACTCAACTAGAACAGTTTAGTTGGACTATTCAAAAAAATAAAAATTTAATGACGCTTCCTGTAGAAGATGCTCGTAAAGAGTTTTTTAAACTAGAGACAGATGCACAGGATAAGATTAAGTTTCTTTATCCAGATGCTACATATGCTCAAGAAGCAGACACATTTAGCGACAACGTTGTTGGCGCATTAAAAGCAACTGGTAAGATAGCAGCAAGCCCGCTTATTGGTTTGTTTAAAGGTCTTACTGCGTGGACACGTATTATTAATACTCCATACCTTATGTCACGTCAGGCTGCACAAGGCGAAGGTTTTTTTAACAAGCAAACATTTACTGATGCTTGGGATGGTCGCCGTGTTTATGACAACGGTGCACTAGATGAAACTATTAAGTATTTTGGTGAAGAGCGTGTAAACGTAGCAAAAGGAATCCTTTCTGGATTAAAACCTGGAGAGATTGTTGCTACTGGTGGAGAAGTAACGCAAAAAATGCTTGATGCTTTACAAGAAGCATATAACGAGCCAGAGAAGTTTAAGCAGGTAATGGATGGCGTTAAGTACGCACAAGTTTCACCTGGTCGCGACATCTTACGTATGTTTGATACAAAGCCAACAAACGCAAGTTTGCAACAAGATTACATTGATGGCAAAACAAAATTTGCTTCTGGTGCTATTGATTTTATTTATCAGTTAGCAATTGACCCACTAACATATTTAACATTTGGTGGTTCTGCTCTTCTTAAGCGTGGAGACAAACTTGCTGCTATTGTGCAGAAGCACGGTACTGATGGTGTACGTCAAATTTTTGCAACTGAACCAGATGTTGTAAAACTATGGGACGGACTTGGTTCGGAAATTAAACGTCTTAAGGATGCTCCAGATACAGCAGCACGCTCTGTTGTTATCCGCGATATTAAAACAAACTTTCCTGCCTACAATAACGATGAAGCAATTAAGTTGCTTGAACGTAATGATATTACAGATGCTAAATCTGCGCTTGGATACTTTGAACAAGTAGAAAACGTACCTCTATTTCTTTCTGGTCGTGTTGATGGTATTCAATACTTCCGTAATGGTGTGGCTACTGCACGTAGCCAACGCCGTTTAGGTGAAGGTATGGGTCGCTGGCTAGATAGAGAACTTAACTACACTGGTCGCACAACAAAAGAAATTGCTGCAGATGGTGAAGACGCATTTAAAACCTTATCTACATTAGGTAAAGAAGGCGAACTATTTGCTGAAAACATTGATGACATTAAAAAGTTTTACAAAGGTATGTCACGTAGGGAAAAATTAGCCCAGCGTTTTGCACGCAGTCCACAAGGTGGCGTAATTCTTCTTGGAGAAGATGCCTACAAGACTGCAGATAATTTCCGTGCCGTAGCACGTCAAGTATTGCCACGCGATTTGGCTGATTTTATGACACAGAAGTTTATTGCTGCTGATGCAAATGACCAAGTTGTCATTATGCGTAATATGTATGTTGGTATTATGCAGCGTTTTGGTCTTGATGGTCATCCAGATGGTAAAAAACTTATGGAAGAAATTCTCAAGTCTAAGTTTGGTGACAAAGAAGGCTTGTCTATTGTTTCTAAACTAGAAGTTAACCCAGCGTTTATTGATGAAGTCGGTAAAGTCGGTCTTAAAACAGAAGATGATGTACTTAAATATGAGTCATCTGGAATTATTCACCCATTTCAAGAGGCTGGTGCTATTGGTTCTCTCAATTACATTGAGATTGCACAAATGGCAGGTCGAATTAAAAGTAAGAAAAACCTTATTGGTGCAATGGGTGGGGCAACACAGTTAAAAATTGCAGATGATTTTGTAAACGCATGGTCTGTTCTCACTTTGTTCCCACGATTGGGTATCCGAAGTGCAATTGATGAAGGCTTTATGTTCCTTCTTACTGCACCTGGAAGAGAAGTATTTGACCTTGCGCTTCGCAGGGGACATCGTTTAGGTAAAATGGCTACTGCTTATACTGGTAGCAAAACAGCAGAGCCGCTTCGTCAAGGATTAAAGAAATGGCTAGGCGGAACACGTACATCTGAAACGCTAACACTTGCTGACCGCGCTTCTAAGCGAGCAAAAATTGCTAAAGAGCAAGGCATTAGCGAAGATATGGTTCGCAGTCTTGATGTTGCATTTGGTATGGCAGAAGATGCATCAATGCCATTCCGTAAAGGTGCTGATGACCTAGAGGCTGACTTAATTGTTGAAGGATTAGCGCATAGCGCACACCTTCTTAACTCTGCTACACGTTCTATGGCTGGTGCTGCTAGCATTACAGGTAAGTTTGAACGTGAAATTGTAGAAGAACTTATTGACCCTAACAACTATGACATGATGCTCAAGGACCTTGATGCAGTATCTGGTCGTGGTGGTCAGGCTATATCTACCACTGACCTAGCAGATGCAAGAATCTTTGGTGGTCGCGGAGTAGCAACGGTTCACTTTGAAAACTGGATTAAGCGTTTCTATGGAAATGCTAAGTCACTAGATGGTGATGATGGTGCTCGTTTATTTGACCCTTCAACTAACTTTCTTGCTAACAATGGACTTAGAACTGCTGCTGATTTTCGTAAGGCTAAAGATGAAGCCCTTGCTGCTATCGGCATACGCCGCAATACTGAACTTATTGAAGAAATTGGCGAAGATGGTGTTAAGTTACTTAAGCCAAGTTCTAGTTATGTTGTTGTTGACGCTAAGGCTGTCAAAGAGTTTATTCAAATGTCATCTCGCAGCAGCGAACTTGGGCAACGTGGCGTTAGCCAAGTAGATATTGTTGTTGACCAAGTTGACCGCATACTTCTTGACCTATACTCAACATTCCACGGTTCTGCTACTAAGTTTAATGATAAATTATTTGATGCCGTTAAGTCACGTCATACACAATTGGTAGATGAAGAAACTAAAAGTCTAATACCTATTGCTGATAAGTGGCACAAGTCTACTAAGGCTCTTACATTTGAAGACTTTGAAAAGGCTACGCAGGGATTTCAGCCTAAGGGTAAGATGTTTACATCTTTGCGCATTGAAGGTTTAACTGATGATGCAGAAAGCGTGCTTTCAAAGTATGGAAATCGTGCATTTGAATTAATGGACCGTCAAGTTACTGCGGCTTTCCGTCAGCCAGCAGTAATGTTAGGCTATGTGCGTATTAGAAAGAACCTTATGGTTCTTCAAAAAGAAGAAACCGCTAAAGCAGTCAAGCGTGCAATTGCTGACTTAGGCGATAATCCACCTAAGTGGAAGATTCAAGCAGCAACAGAGAACGCTACTGAACTTGTAGTTCGTAGATACGTACAGATTGCTACACAGCAGGCTGCAGATACAGTACTTAAGTTTGCAGATAACCCATCTATTCGTTCTAACTTTGCTCTTGCACAGCGTAACGTAAGCCGATTTTATCGTGCTACAGAAGACTTCCATCGCCGTATTTATCGTATGCGTGATGTGCCACTACGTGTTGCATATCGTATTCGCTTGATGCATCTTGGATTAGATTCATCTGGATTCATTCATAATGACGCTAAGGGCGACCCATATGTAATGATGCCTATGGATAACGTAATCTTTAAGACTGTTGACAGTACAGTGCGTACACTTACTGGCAATGGTGCTTTCCAGCAGCCTATCTTTAATGACTTTACTATGAAATTAAAGTTGGCTAACCCATCATTTAGCCCCGATGCTGGTCTGCCTACATTGAGTGGACCTATTTCAGCATTAGGTGTTATTACAATGAAGGCTTTGCTTGGTCAAACTGGTGCAAGAGGCGAATTAATTGGTGAAGAACTAGACAACCTTGCACTTGGTAATATCGGCGAAGGCATAGATATTGTTCGTGCAGTTGTCCCTGCATCAGTGCAAAAGGCTTGGACTATTCTTAACAAAGATGAAAAGAATCGTCAACAGGCTACCGCTGCCATGGCAGCAATTGCATACAATGCTTCTCAAGGACGCGGTCTTGACCCTAATGCTACAGAAGCAGAAAAGTATGAATACTTAAAGCAGATTCGCATATCTGCTCATAACATTATTGCTATGCGTGCAGTTCTTGGATTCTTATCACCGCTTGCTCCATCTATGCAAGAAAGCATTGGAGTTCCAGACTACTTAAAGGATGTTGGAATTACAGGACTACGTCCTGAGTTCTATGACCTAGTCAATGGTGTTATGAAAACATACAATGGTGATGTTCAAGACCCATACGAGATGGCACTTGCTACGTTTGTAGGCAAGAACCCAGGCAAGTTAGTCTATACAGTAGCCCGTGATGAGAAACAAACTAATACAGTTATTCAAAAGACCAAGGAACTAAAAACTTGGGCTATTAAAAATAAAAGTATGATTAAAACATATGGTGAAGCAGCCTTTATCTTGGCTCCATATGTAGGTGAGTTTGATGCTGCTACTTATGCTTGGCTAGAAGCAGCAGAGTTTATCAAAGATAAAGATGTAGAAAAGTATCTTACAGATGTTTTAGTATCAGGCGATAAGCAGGCTTACTACGATATTGGTCGTTTAGAACGTGAGGCTCTTAATAATACATTTAGTATCTCTGAACGTAAAGCACTTATACAGCGTTCTACTAACCAACGTGCAGCACTTAAGGCTTCCAACCCATTGCTTGAAGCAGCACTTACTGCTGGTGGTAATGAGGTAGCCTCAGAAGAACGCATGCTTGTTAGTATGGAAGAGATGTTGTCTAATATTCAAATTGACCTTCCTAAAGAATCACGTATGAAAATGTTAAATGTAACATCACAAGTTCGTGAGTTTATTAATTTCTCACTTGATTCTACTGCACGTCAAACAAGTAACTTCTCTGCTTTAAAGCGTGAACGCAGAGAACAGATTGAAGCAATGATTCAAGACCTATCAATTGGTGACCTTATGCTTAAAGAAGCCAATCGTGCAATCTTTCGTGCGATTCTTAATTACTATTCCCGTGACACATATGTCGCAATACCGAGAGGATAACAATGGCTGAACAACCAAAGAACTCGCGCATTGTACAAATTATTAACTTTGGCGTTGATAAGCGTATTCCACTTGGTGTTGTTAATCAAGTCATTGACAAAAATACAGGTTATCTTATTGGTTATATGCGTGGCGATAAGTTCTATCAACTTAATACTGATGCTGCTGAAGTAGATGCTGCTCTTGTTCAAGAAGAACAAAGAGTTACAACAGAAAGAAAAAAGGCTGAAGTTCTACAAGAACAAACAGACCCATTCTTTAAACCATTTACTGATATGAAACTTGGCGTAACCGTTGACCCTGAAACAGGTAAAACAAAGGTTATGAACAAGGATGGTGAAGTATTTATCTACGTAGGTCCTGCTAAAAATAAACCTGCACCACGTGGTAGTTATCTTAAAACACAAGGTATGGAAAAAGATAACAAAATAGATGTTATTAATAATTTTGATACCATTCGTAAAAATATAATTAACGATGCAACTGCTACACCTGGTGGTATAGATGCATTGTTTGAAAAGTTATACAAGAATGGTTCACTTTCTGAAGAAACATATAAGTCAAAGAATATATCAGCAGATGATTTTAATACAGGTTTGCTATATACTGTTCGTAAGTTTTCAATTGAAACAGTAGACAAGTACACAATTGATGGTGTTAAAAAGCCAATGGAGTTTGGCGAATACTTATCAATGGGCTTTAAGGCTGCTAAACCAACAAGCAAAACTGCATATGAATCAATTGTTACTAAGCGTCAAGACGCAGCAGAAGATGCTGACCAGTTCTTTATGGCTAATGTAGGGCGCAATGCTACTAAAGAAGAAGAGAACGCATATTATGAATTACTTCGTGATGCAGAAAAGAAAGCAGTTCAGTCTGTTACTACTAAGTATGACGCTGAAGGTAACAGGATGGGTAGTACTCAGACTGGTGAACTTATGTCTGACTTGGACAAAACCTTACTCCTTGGCAAGGTTGCTGGAAAGGCTATTCAAAACAGCGATATCAATACATTGCTCAGTGCTGGAGGCTCGGCGGCTAAAGATGTAAACTCTATTCTTGCATACGCTAAGAACTATGGAGTCGTCCTTACTAAAGAACAGGCTATAAGTTATGTAGCAACTAACCTTAAAAAGGGTCAGAACGTAGATGCAACTAGAGCAAAGATTTTACAGATTGCTAAGTCACAACCACAGTATGCTGCTATTGCAGACAAGATTACAAATGATGTAAGTGT